GTTTAAGAGTGAAAATGGTTTACTAGAGATTTATGATGATGTATTTAAAGTTTTTGCAGATTTATTAAAAGGTGTTAGTTTATGTTGTACTACATTTTATAAAATAGGTCATTATTCAAATTATTGTTCGGATATTTACACCGATTTTAAGAATAAATATTTATCTCCTATTACAATTCCTGGGTTTGATATCTTGAAAAAATATGGATTTCGTTTAGTGCAATTAATTTCTAGTGTGTTGACTTTATTTAGACATAAATTTGATTTAATTTCTTTTGCTCCTTTAATAATTAATGTAGTAGAGATGTTTACTTATTTTCACAGTGACGTTACATCATCTCCTGTTACTAATTTTAAATCTGAAAGTTTGGATTCAATTTTGGTGGCAGGTTTAGGTGCAGTGTTACCTGAATGTATTTTAACAATATTAAAGAAAATGCAAATCATAACTAGTAGAAAAATTTTAGATGATTCTAGTATGTTGTTGGATTTTTTAAGTATGTTATCTTCTATTATTAATGCTATTATAGATTTGGCACCATTATGTATGAGAGAATACTTAATAAGTTTAATGAGTACATTTGGTTTAGAAGAATATGTTATTATTGAGAAAATTAAAAAATTGTATTTAAAATGGGATAAAAATAAGAAAATAATTGTTAATGCTGATTTTAGAAAAGAATGTAAATTATTGCAAACTCAAATTAGAACAATTGATATTAAAAGATTTTTTGCTAAAAATAAAGTACTATCAGATTTAGCAGGTGAATTTTCTCGTTTAATAAAAGCAATTGATGCATATGAATCAACTTCTAGAACAGAACCTTGTTGTTTTTTCTTTGAAGGTAGACCTGGTACAATGAAATCAGTTACTATGAATGGTGTTATACAAGCATTAGGTTGGACTCATTATGCTCATACAATTCCTTGTACAGAAGATGGAAAAGATTTTTATGATGCTTATAATAACGAAGAAATATTTTATGTCGATGATATGGGAGCTGCTGGTAAATCACAATTTCGATATCTTGTAAATTGGGTTTCTTGTCAAAAATCACCTTTGACTTGTGCAGAAGCTAGTTTAAAAGATACTAAGTATTTTAATAGTTCAACAATATTAATAACAACAAATAATTTTCAATATTTACAAGGATTTACAGCTAAAGATTGTATTGAAACACCAGATGCTTTATGGCGAAGAGGTTATATATTTGATTATAATGATGTAAGAGGTGTAGGGCATGATATGACAGGATTTGTAAAATTTAAATATTTCGATGTTACATCTAAATCGTTTATTCATGGTTTCCCTCGGGATTTTAGTGATTATTTAAATTTACATGGCGTTCAATTAAAACCAGAGTGTATAGTAGATATTAAAAATGATTTATTGATTTGGATGTGTACTATTATCAGTGGTTTTAAGAAAATGAAAGATGAACAAAAAGTATCGAATGATTTAGTTGATAGTGATATAGATATGATTAGAAAATTGAATCCTTTTCACTCAGAAAGTAATATTTATTTAGATACATTTAAAGAATATACAGCATGGGTTATGGAAAGATTAAGCACATTTGTTGGTGATGCATTATTATCTGTAATACAAAATCCTTTATTATCTATTAGTGGATTAGGTTTAAGTATATTGTTTTCTAGTTTATTATTTCGTTGTCAAAAAGATTTTAATTCTGAAGGTGGCTTTGTTTCTTCTTTAACTGATACATATGAAGGTATAGATACAGATCATTGTCATAGTTTAATACCTAAAATTACTGAATCAGTTCATAATATAGCAATAGCTGGTGAAAATAATATTTTAAAACATTGTTTTGGTGTAGTATCAGAAAGATTTATTGTTGCTCCTTTACATTTATTAGATGGCAGAGATCAAGTTCAATTAATAATTTATAAAGATAAAGATAAGAATCATAGATTAATAGATCATTCTCTTGTTGATGTTGTTTATAGAAATACGGATAATGATGTTTGTATAATGAAGTTGAGTGATGGTTTTCCCACTCCTTTTAAGAAAATTTCTCATTGTTTTGGTTATACAGATAGCAATAATTTAGGTTTAGTTTTTCCAAAAAAAGTTGTTAAATTAGAAGGATTATTACAAAGAACGAATGGCAATCCTATTTATTACAATATAGCAAACAAACGTGTTAATTCTGTTAAAAATCCTGTTATATATAAGGATCTACATTTTGAAGGGATGTGTGGTGTACCATTAATAACTGAAAATGGACACATTAGAGGAATGCATATAGCAGGTGCGAACGATCCTGAACAATTAGGTGTTTCGTTAGTCTGGGATGAAAGTTGTAGGGAAGATATATATAAGGTTTTAAATAAGATTGATAGTGGTTTAAAATTAGATGTAATAATGTGTGATAAAATTAGAGATAATATGAGTTGTATTAAAATTAAGAGTAATTTTCATATGTCAACACCGAAAAATACTAACTTTATTAAATCTCCTTTATATGATTTATTTGAAACCACTAGATCACCAGCGAATTTAACAATTTTTGGAAATCACACTATAAAAGATTTAGCTAAAGGATCAATGGAAAATATTTCGAGTATTAATTTAGATGAATTAAATTATGCTAAATCTGTGTTAAGTTTATATATGGTAAAATATAAAGATCTTAGTGAAAGAGAAATAATATTAGGTAATGAAAAATTAGCAAGAGTTAATAAAAAATCATCAAATGGAATATTTACTATTAAAGATAAATTAGATTGTTTGGATTACGAAAATGGAATTTTTAAAGATGATTTTAAGAAATTGTATATTGAATTTGAGAATAGAATGCGAACAGGTGATATTAAATTAGAAGATATAATTTGGACAGAAAGTATAAAAGATGAACTTAAGAATAATGAAAAATTAACACCACGTAGTTTCAAAATAAGTCCACTTCCAATGCAAATTCTTACAAAAAAAATATTTGGTAATTTAGTTTCACATATAGTAGATAATAGATGGTTTAACGAAATCATGATAGGTATAAATCCTTTTAAAGAATGGCATAAATTATATAATCATATAAATTATGGTAGAGAATGGGGAGGAGATATATCTAAATATGATAAACAAATGAAGGTACAAGTTCAATTAGCTGTTGCTGAAGTTTTATTAAGTTTTTATGAAGGGCAAGAACAACAATTAGCAAAAAATATATTATGTAATATTCCTTATAGTGTAGTTGCTGTTAATGATGATGTATATATGTTGAACCACTCGTTACCAAGTGGTTGTTGGCTTACAGCTATGTTTAATAGTTTAGTTAATCGTACATATACTCTTATGTGGTATTATAGATATATGAAAAAAGAGAATAAAACACCGACTGTTGTTTCTTTTTTTGAAGATATTAGTGATCCAGTATATGGTGACGATAGATTAAATAGTTGTAAAAAGAAAGAATATGCACATTTTTTGAATGCAATAACAATGAAAGATTTTTTTGAAAGTATGGGAATGAAAATGACTGATTCATTAAAAAATGAAATTGTAACACCTTTTCAGCCTATTAAAGAATTAACTTTTTTAAAAAGATATTTTCGTTTTCATCCTATTTTAAAAACTATTGTGTGTCCTTTAGATTTAAGAACAGTTTATAGTACATTATCCTGGATTGATGGTTCTAAAGATGATTTAGAAAATGTATTACAAGATAAAATTAATAATTTTCAACGCGAAATCTTTTTG